TGCATCAGCGCTTCCGGTGGCGTCGGGAACACCGGGCACTGGCTCACCACCGGCCTGACTTCCAGCGGCGGCAAGGGCTCGAGCTTCTTGCCGCAAGCCCCCAAGGCTCCGGTCAAGCACAGCAACCCGAGCATCGAAACGATTGACTGCATCCGCATGAATTCTCTCCTGCTCACGAAGCGCAGCTGCCAGCCGCGCCGCTTCCATCCGTGCCGCTTCGGCCTGCGCATCGCGATAAGCAAGCCGGTCCGATTCGCGCCCCTCGCGCTCGGCCACCCATCCATCCCGCTGCTCGGTGGCGTCCTCGCGCGCGTCGTCCAGCGCGCCTCGGGTGAACAGCAGGATGATGGCGAGGACAGCGATCACCGCGAAGGGAGCGGCGCGCAGCGCGGCGGCCCAGCTCACGTTCCCAGCCCCGGGAAATACTTGGTTCGGCCACCGACCTTGCGCGCGCTCAATTCCTGGTTGCGGTAGGGCTCGCGGTAGCTGACGTGCAGCCAGCCACCCTCCCCGAACTCGTAGATCAACTGGTCGTAATTGAGCCGCGCTTCCATCCAGCGCGCGACTTCGAGATTGCCGACGCCGGCGACGGTGAAATCCGCGGCCTCGCCCTTGGCGTGCTGGCTGTTCGCCGCGCCGCCGATCGCACGGTTAAGCGCCGGAGACCGGAACCCGCTGGTCACGATCACCGGCGCATCGAAATGGACCCGGACTGGCTCGAGGACGTGGACGCAGAGCTTACGAAGAGCGGCGATCTGCGCTGCGTTTGTGGTGTTGTCGATCCCGCGCAGTGTCGCGGTTCGCGACCTTGTCATTTCGCCGAGCTGAAAGTGCGGTGCCAGATACTCGTGAAGCTTTGCCATGATGAGCACTCTCCGGTGTGTCTCCGAAGAGCCTACAAAGCTCGAGGCGCTTGTGCAATGCACCGGCCCGAAGGAACGAAACGACCGCGACGGCCAGGAAGATCAGGCCGATCACGACGAGAAGAGCAAACTTAAACATGGTCGGATCCTTCCGGCTGCTGAAGCCTTTGCGCGACACGCTTGCGAAACATCCCTGCCAGGAACGGATAGCCCAGCACCGCAGCGCCGGCACCAATGAGAACGGCCACCGGGCTTTCATAGTTCCAATAAATGACGATGGCTTCCGCGATGATGACGAACGAAATGATCGCCGCGACCTCGCCACCGATCGCCCAATAAAGCCGGTGCCGCCATACGCGCGCGATCTCTTCATCCGAAGGAAAGCTTTTTTCATCTTCGAGTAGATTATGAATTACACGCGCGGCAGTCACCGCGAGCGCAACGAGGAACACGAGTGCGACCTCGATCAGTCTGTTCCAATCAACCATGCGTCCCTCACAAATCCAGTTCCGGGTCATAGGGGAGACCCGAAGCATCCCCGACCAGCACCCAGCCCGGGATCCCGTCGGCGAACGAATTGGTATAAGCAATCGGTCCCGCCCGCGTATTCTCCACGATCAGGCGGTGGCGGTGTGCGCCAGCCGTGCTCTTGATGACCTGGATGAAGTCGATCGAACCGGGCGAGATGATGGCCTGGTCGTTGGAAGTGCAGTTGCGGACGTGCAGCGTGCCAGCCATCACCGAATTGGGCGAGCCGTGGCAGACAATGATCCGCTCGGTACGCGTCGAATCGGACGGCACCACGAACTGAACCTCGTCGATCAGCATGATGTGTTCGTCGCCAATGCCGGCGCCGATCAGCGGAGCGTTGTGGTCCGCATCGACTTCCAGGATCCCGCCGTGGATGATCGACTGCAGACGCCGCCCCTGCATCCCGGCGAACCGCCCGTTGAACGCGCCAGCAGCATCGATGTGGAAAATGTAGCCGTTGGCCCCGACGCCGCCATTGCGCCGCCACTTGCCCCCGCCTTCGACGCGGAAAGTATGCGGAGCCTCGACTGTCGGCGCAGTGCCGGCCGCATCCATGTAGATGTCGGTGTCGTCGCGCGTGCGAACGATCGACCCCATCGGAAGGCGAAGCTCCGACTGCAGGATGGAAGCATAGGTGAACGCAGGCACGTTCTCCGAAACAGGATCGACGAACTCAAAGATCGCCGGGTATTCGGTGCCGATCAGATCATTGCTCGGGTAAGTCGAGCGCGTGATTGTGGAAGCCTTGCTAGGATCTTCCAATGCCTGGGTCGCAAGATGCAGGAACGGATAGTCCCCGTTAGTGGCACCGATCCGAAGGTGACGCTCGGGTGACACGATACCGCTGACCCACTGGCGCTCGTTCTCCATCGCCGTGATGATCGCACGCTGGCGAATCCCGGTCTGCGCCGCGGTTCTGTGCGCGGTCATCGCCTTGCCATAGGAAAAATTCTCGACGTTCAGGCCCATCATGGCCGTCACACCGTAATCGGTTCCGAACACGAAACCGTCGACGCGATTGGTCAAATAGATCTGGTCGGGAATGTCGGGGAAAACGTCGGTCGCGGACTGCCGCGACCAGCGGGCGACGATCGCGCCCAGCTTCTCGCTCCAGAGCTCGATGCGAACACGATAAAGCGGGATGCCCAAATAGGCTTCCATCTCGTAATTGATGAAAGGCTTGTCGTCGGGATCGAGGCCCGCAATACGAACGAACCGGACGATGCTGCGCAGGTAGCTGTCCAGCGCCAGCGTCATTTCGACCGGCACATCAGCAGCTGCATCGACGATGGCCCGGGCGCGCGCGTCGATCACCTAAAGTTTCGACTGCGTGAGGCTGACAGTGTCGAGACGCAGCGTGCCCTCGGCCGCGGTGAAGGACACCGCGTTCGAGCCGAACAGCGAGCCGTCGGTGAAATCGACAGGCACCGAACCGAACGCACCGCTGCCATTGAGCGCGACGAGCTCGATCACACGAACGCCGGCAAAGCCGCTCGGGTTGAGCGAGGATCCAGACCGCCCGACGCCGAGGACGTCGACATTGTCGCTGTTGCGCGTGATGATGAGCTGGAACCGGCCACCGCTGACGGCATCGCGCCAGAAGGATTTGAGCCGGTAGCTCTCCGTGAGGTCCAGCCCCTCGATCGACATGCCAGGCAGAATGCGCAGCAACGCCGGGTAGGTGTTCGCGATCGTCGTGTCGGCAAAAATCGACAGGCGACGGACGATCTCGCGCATCCCCTTGGTGTTCAGCAAAGAGACCTGCGTGCCGTCGCCATCCAGCACCGCCGCCGCCGCGCCGCCGTTGTTGCGGGTCAGCAGCAGGGTGTGACCGTCCACTGCGATCGCGAAATAGGTGCCCTGCTCCGAGACCAGGTCGCCAACCGTGGCGGTCGCCGCCGCACCGCTGCCGCCGCCATTCGGAAACGACAGGGTCGGGACCGCATCGGAAGGCGAAAGCCCGGCAAACACGATGTCCACCTCGGTGACCCCGCCACCCGACGCCGTGTAGGTGAAGGCAAAGCCGGTCGGCCCGCCACTCACGCCGCCCGCATAGGTGCCATCGGCAAAGCCGGTGCCGGCAGAACCGATAGTGATAGACGAAACGCCCTGCGGAACCGCGCTGATATAGTCGCTGGTGTAAACGCCTTCGGCCGACTGCGCCGCGGTGAAAGCCTGCGAAGCATAGACCTCGGCCAGATCCCGCGCGTTCTCCGCGCCGACGCGCTGGGCGCTGGCGAGCGCCACCTGCTCGAGCGAGGACGCATAGGCATTGGCTGCAGCCAGCGCGGACACCGACGCCGTGTAGAGAAGATCCGCCAGCTGGGCCGCATCCGTGGTCGCAGTGCCAATCCGCTGCTGCTCGCCCTCGCCTACGACGACCAGCGCCTGGCCTGCCTTGCCTGCCAGCGACAGGAACGAAGGCACGACTTCACCCGGCGCGAACCCGGGCGTGCGCCGCGCGCGCGCTGCGATGTCCTGCAGGGTGCCGACCGTGCGGTTGAACTCGAGGTTCAGGTCGTTGTTCGGGACCGGGCCACTGTCCGGAAACTGCGTGATGCGCTCGATCGGCAGCTGGCGATAGACGACGACGCGCTCCCCGCCGACCAGCGGGGCGCCGATCGTGACGAAGCCGCCGTGCGCATCGGGGTCCGTCGTAACGGAGAACTCGGTGAAGCTATCGGCGTCCGGGGAGTAGGTGAGCGAGACCCCGTTCACCTGCACAGCCACGTTCCCGAGACCGAAGGTGCGGAAACCAAAGCTGAATTCGGTTTGCCCGGTTACGGCGACGTAAGTGTGTTCGGTCGGTAGGTCTTGAATGTTCATCGGAAGCTCCCTTTCCCTGCCTTTTGGCGGGGGAGGGAACCTCTCTCAATGCACCTACAAGATCGCAGGCTTAACCCGCCGCTTGGGCCGCTCGGCACGGACGCGCGCGCGCGCCTTCGCGACATCGCGGTTGGTCATTCGAGTGGGCAGGTTCTCGACATCGATCACGCCGCCCGCTTCGTCGATCTCGCTGGGCCCTTCCATCGCCTCGCTGGTGCGAAGGTCGAAACTCTCCGCGCCGAAACGCCCGCCGCCGACGCGACGCGGCTGCTCGGCACCCTCTTCCGTTTCGTCCAGCTGCTGGCTGACCTCCATCGCGCGACTGCCCTGCCGTTCCTTGTCACCCTGGATCACGTCCTCGAGCTTCTTCACCGTGCTCTGCAGCCAGATGAGGTTCGCAAAAGGCAAACCGCGGCGCACCGTGGACACCCGATCGTCGGGTTCCATCGTGGTGCTGACGAACGGCTCGATCAGGTTGGCGGCCACGCCGAAGGCAGGACCGGCGCCGGCAATCTCGTCGCCCACGCGCTTGCCGTCGGGGTCGAACTCGTTGTTCGGCATCACCGGGTTGTCGAGCATACTGTCCAGATTGCTGCCCATGCTCGAAAGCCAGGTGCCCATGCCGCTGGCGTCGAAGCTCTCATAGATGAACTCGTCCCAGCCCATCTTGTCGAAGTGGTCCCCGGCCTTGAGCCAGGTGACCAGCGCGCCAGCCGCCATCATCGACACGATGCCAGTCAGGCGCGCGCGGTCCCGGCCGGACAGAACGCCGTGCGTGATCTTGGCTCCAGCCGCCATCGCGAAACTCTGCGCCTGGAAGGGGAGCGAGGCGAGCGGCGCTTCCATGCGACCCGCGCGACCGACGCCGCGGCGCGCCTTGGTGAGCTCGGCGCGCGCATCGCGCAGCGCCTTCTCTGCAGCCATGCGATCGGGGTCCGCTTCGTCACGGCGAGCAAGCTGGCGGAAAGCGCCCTCGAGCTCGCCCACCTGCGAGCGCAGCTGCTCGACATTGCGCAGCGCCTCCTCGCGGCCCTTCTTGGTGTGGAAGATCCCGTCGAAGATCGCGGGACGCTCGAGCGGACCGGGCGTGGTGACCGACCGGCGCACCTCGCCGTTCACGGCGGACAGGAGCATTTCGCGGCCGCGCGCACCGCGCGCACCTTCCCACGCCTCGACATTGGCGAGGATCAAGCCCGACTGGCCCCGGTCCACCGGCATGTCGGCCAGGATCATCGCGTCCTGCTCGTCGATGCCGTTGGCTTTCAGCCGGGTCATCATGCGCGAATCCACCTCGCCGCCCTCGCGGATGGCCTTGGCGACGATCTGCGCCTCGTTGATGATGTTGTGCGCGGCCACCGCGCCAGCCCAGTCCTTGAGCACCACGGTGAACGGCGTCATGCCGTTGGCAACGAAGAACGGCGCCTGCGCCTTGGCGATCCAGCGCTCGACGGCGCTGTCGCGGTGCACGATCAGCGCGTCGTCGCTCTCGATCATGCGCGCCACGTTGCGCGCGACCACATATTCCAGCGCCTCGCCGGCTTCCTTGGCGATGCCGCCCGGCGAATAGCGTTTCAGGTCTCCGACCATGGCCGCGAATACGCCGCCGATCAGGCCCGCGGGACGCTGCTCGCCGTGTCCGGACACAGCCGAGCGCACGCCCAGTCCCTGCACCCCGATGGTGCGAGCGATATCGCCGATCTGCGAGCGGATGATCCCGCCGAAAATCACGAGATTGGTGAAGCCCTTGATCGCGCGCGCGGCGCGGTTGTCCCAGGACAGCGGGCTCTTGCCGTGAAAGCTGCCGGTGATGCGGTCGCGCGCGTCCTCGAACAGCTGGATGGCCTGCTCGGTCTTTTCCTTGGGGACGCCCCGCGACAGAAGATCAGCGCGCATCACGTCGATTGTATCGAGCGCGTGGGTGTCCCCGAACTGCCGGGTCATCTCGATCGCACCGCCGACGCGCTTCAGGTAGATCGACATGACCAGCTCGGCGTCCTGCTCGATGAAGTCCCAAGCCTCTTCGTTCGTCACAGGGACGCTACGATGGCGCAGGGACGCAGGAGAGCCAGGCGCGCTGAACTCACCAGCCGGGTCCAGCGTAATCGTCTCGTATGCCCCCTGCGCTGCCGCCTCAGGGTTCGGATGGCCCTCACGCGCATAGCCCCGGCGCAGGATTTCGAGGAATTCGCCCTTGCGCTCCTCGACCACAGCGGGGTTCCAGTGGCGCGGGAAGTAGTTTTCCTCGCGCAGCGGCATCACCAGTTCGTCAGCCATCTCGCGCAGGCTCGCTGCCTCGGCGCGCATGTCGTCGGCCGCTTTCGCCATGTCGAGGGTCCAGTCGTCGTTCGCAGCACTGCGGCCCGCAAAGCGTTCGAGGATCCGGTCGACCGACGCAGCAGCGCGCTCTTTCCGGTCCGCGCGCACGCGCAGGCCCTTGGTGGACTGGAACATGCCGAGCTCGCGCGCGGCCTCCTCGGTCTGACGCATGACGGCGGTGAACTTGGCAGCGGCATTGCGCGCCGCCACGCTGACCTCGGTGCCACCGACCACCGCGCGCCCGACCTCGCGCCGGAACTCGTCCAGGGTCGGCATGTCGGTAGGATCCTTGAGCACCTTGCGGATGCCAGGGATCGCACGGACCGCCAGCGCGGCCTCGATCTGCAGGACGGACGCGCCCTTCTGCATCCCGATCATGGCCAGATACTCACGCCGGATGCTGTCGCGCACCGGGTAGAGCTTCGCCATCCAGCGCGCCGATCGCTGGAACACCGAACCACCGACCGCCGCGGTCCCGCCCTGCGCATGGCGCGCGGTCTGGATCGCGTAGTCGTCGGCAAGGTTCATCATGTTGGAATGGATCAGCGCCTCGCCATCGGGGATCAGTCGCTCGAGCTGGCCGCGCGGAGTGGGTGCGATCGCCAGCCTTTCGACCAGGCCCTTCTCCGGAGTGAACGGAACCTGCCCGTCGAGCAGCTGCTGATAGGCGCGCGCGTTGATCCGGTTCTCGTATTCCGCGAGGGTCTCGCCGGCGCGACGCGGGTTCACGGTGTGCTCGATCTCGTGGTTGACCGCGAAGTTGACCCAATCGGCGGGCGTCTTGAAAGCATCGTCGGCCAGCGGCTGGACCCCTTCGATGTGAGCGCGGGTCCACGGCTTGGAAGCGAAGCTGGCGAGGAGCGCATCGACATCGACGACGATGTGGTCGCCGTCCTGCAGGTTGCTGCGCGGCGCGCTGCTCTCCACGCCGAAGGGGAGCTCATCGACTTCCGGCTCGTCGCCGCTGGCGCGCATGGCGTCCCGCATCTGGCCGCGCGTCATGCCGCTGTCGGGCTGGCGCTCGCCGCGCTGGACCTCGATGTCGCGGCCGCGCGCCCGGTCGCGCTGGGCGACAAGAGCATCGGCTTCTTCGGACAAGGCGGTCTGTCCGACGCGCGCGTCGTCCGGTGCGAATCGTCCTGCAGTCTCGAACAGGTCGTCTGCCAGCGCGGCATCGCCCCGGTCGGCCGCCGCCATCGCGCGCTGCTGCAAGTCCTCGTAGATCTCTTCGCGGCTCTGCGCCGGCAGCTTCTTCGTCTTGCCGGTGAAGTGCTCGCGCATCTCACCCATGATCGCTTTCGAGCGACGGGTGAGCGCCTTGCCTGCCAGCCCCTCGGCCTCGGCGAGCGAGTTGGCGATCGCCTTGGCCTCCGCGACGGGCATCCCGAGATAGGCCCCGGCGTCGTCGAAGCGGTTGGTCTCGAGCCGAACGGGCGGCGCGACATCGCGGGTGGCGGACGGGCTGCGCTCGATCAGCGGCTCTTCCTGGCGCACCGCGATGTTCATGTCCTCGTCGACGATGTCGGCCGCGGTGCGCGCGCGCACGAAGCGCGCCGGCGAACCGCTCCCGGTCGAACCGACGACGACGGGCACGCCTCGGCCATCGATGTCGATTTGCGTGGGCGGCGCCAGCCCCTCGAAAATGTTGATCGCCTGCGTGGGGGAAGACGGGCGGCCCAGCACGGCAAAGGCTTCATCGCCGAAGGGATCGACCGGCTTGCCGTTCACATGCACCTCGTAGTGAAGATGCGGCCCGGTCGACTTCCCGGTGTTGCCGGTCTTGGCATAGACCTGGCCCGGGCGGACGGTGTCGCCCACCTGCACATTGGCTTCCGACAGGTGCATCACGCGGGTGGTGACGCCCTCGCCAAAGTCGATCGTCACCGAAATGCCGGCGCCCGACGACGCCGGGGTCATCGCGGTCACGCGCCCGGTGCCATAGGCTTCGACCGGGGTTCCGATTGGCGTGGCGAAATCGACGCCCTGGTGGTTGGAGGATCCGCGCCCGCGCGCGGTGCGAGGCGCGCGGCGCGGCCCGAACTGGCTGGTGGTGCGGAAACCGCGGACAGGCGGCGGGATCTGGCGGGGAGTGATCGAGCGCGTGACCGGCTGCGAGGGAACGCTCTGCCCAGCGCGCGAACCGATCTTGCCGAGCAGCCCGCCCATTGCGCCGCCGAGAATGAGCGAACCGGCCACGCCGTAGGCAGTTTCTTCCGCGGTGGCGGTATCGTCGAGACTGCCGCGCACGAGCTCGGTGCCGGCGCCAAGCCCGCCGATGGTGACCACGCCGCGCGCCGCGCCGACGCGGCCGCCGACGCCGACCAGCTGACCGACGGGAATCACGTTCAGGGGATCCAGCACGCCGGCGACGACATCGTTGAGCACCGTGTTCGCGACCCCGCGCTGGTCGCGCCGCTCGCGGATCGCAAGGTTCTCGTCGATGTTCTGCTTGATCTGGTCGACCATGTCCTGGTTGAGCGCATCGGCAAAGGCATCGGCATAGGCTTCGTATCCCTCGGGGATCGCCTTGCCGATGTCGAAGTCGGGATCGACGGTCTGCCATGCCTGGCGCTCGACCTCGACAGCATCCTTGATCTGGCCCCACACGCCGAACGCATAGGCATCTGCCAGCGCGCCGACTTCCTCTTCCTCCTGCTCGGGAGCGACAGGCTCGAGCGTGACAGAACCGCGGCGACGGTTCGGAAGTGGAGCGATGGCCATTACTTGTTTCCTTCGTCGAAGATCCGGAGCCGTTCTTCGCGGCTCATGTAGCGCACCTTGCCCTCGGCATCGCGCGCCATGCGCCAGCGCGGGCCTTCGACGATCGCCGTGCGCTCGGCGGCGGCGCGGGTCGCCTGCTGGCGAGCCTGCACGCGCGGCTGCAGATCGCGCATCACGTCGTCCATGTCGAAGCGAACCGCGGGCAGCGGACGCCCATCGGCGGTCGACGGGATCAGGACATAGACGCCGTAGCCCTGCGCGGGATTGTCGCTCTCGGCCTTGATCTTGTAATTGCCGGTCTGGACCGCGCGCCGAACCTCCGGTGAGCCACCCGGCACGGCACGAGCGATGTCCCCCCAGGTGATCCCGCGCGCGACCGCGGCGTTCACGAGGCGGCGCGGAGCGAAGCCACCGACCATCCGGCTGCTGGTCGCCCACGCATTGTTGACCATGCGAGCGGTGGCCTTCGCGGCGCGCTGGATGTCGCCGCTGTAGTATTGCAGGTTGACCTTGAACATCGTGTCATAGTCGCGCTGGATCTGCGGATTGCCGCGCGCGGCCGGAATCTTGAACACATCGAGCAAAGCCTGGGCGCGCACGTCGTCGTATCGCTCGCCCTGCTTGTTGCCGAACAGCGCCCGCGCTTCGCCATCGGTGTAGGTGCGCCCGCTGCGCGCATCCTTGAGCGCCTGATAACGCTGCTCCTCGGGCATCCCCGCGCGGCGCAGCTGCTCCTCGAGCTCGAGAGACGCGCGCGTGCTGGCATCCAGCCGTTCATAGGCGAGCTGGCCAGTGTCGGTGCCGCGCCCGTTAAAGGTCCGCATGTCCTGCACGAAGTCGACGACCTCGGCGAAATTGCCGCCCGCCATCCGTGCTTCGATGTAGCTGACAAGCTGGTCGGGGACATAGCCGGTGTCCGCCACGAAGTTCAGCAGCCAGTCGCGGCCGCCCGGCGCCTGCATCTGATCGTAGATCGAGCCGCGCTCCATGATCGCCGCCTCGAACGCGCCGACTTCCTGCGCGGTGTAACCCAGCGCCGGATCCCGGTTCATGTCGATCATCTCGCGGCGCACGTCCTCGAGCGTGTTGATGTTGGCCTGCGCAAGCCGCTCCATTTCAGCACGGTGCGCAGCTTCATCGGCGGCACGCTGCGCAGCGATGCGCGTGGTGAGCGCGTTGCCGGCGATCGCACCGACCTGGTTGGCGACGACCCTGTCGGGGAACAGGATGTTGAACTCCTCGAGCCCGACTTCGACATCCTTCCCGTTCTCGTCGGGGATCATGATGGTCGAACCGTTGGTCATGCCGTTGCCGAACATCGCGACGGTGGCGAGCTCTTCGTCGGAGAGGACGGTGAGCACGCTCCCGAACCCGGCCTTGACGTTCTCGCTGAACGCGCGGCGCTCGACGGGCCCGAACAGGTTGGTAAGCGAAAGCCGCTTGGCGTCCGCCCCCGCTTCGTCCAGCACGCCCATGTTCTCGAGATCGTCGATCGCAGACATCGCCTGCTCGTGCGGGATCGCAGCGCGGTCCCAGCGGTCCGGAACCCCGGTCTCGAGGATCTGCACCACCGATTCGGCATTCGCGGAAATCGTGGCCTCGAGGCCGTTCACCAGCGCGGCGTGATCGCGGCGGACCTTCTGCTCCGCCAGTCCGCGGAACCGTTCGCCCAGCTCACGCGCGAGATTGATTTCAAGGTCGGCGGCGATGGCGGGGGTGGATGCCTTGATCGTCCCTTCGGCCAGGCCCTGCGCAGCGGCGAGGAACGCTTGCGGATCGTCGGCGTGTTCGCCCTGCAGCTGGGAAAGCTGGATCTCGTAATCCTTCGTCGTCATGTGAAGGAGGCGGTTGTGCATCACCTTGTCGTAGGTTTGCATGTAGACCGACCCGCCACCAGGCGGCGGCGCGCTGGCCTCGAACCCGGCGCCAACCTTGACGATCGAGCCGATGCCAGCCGCGGCGATAGCCTCGCGCTCGGCTTTCTCGCGGAAGATGGGCTCTGCCTGCGCCAGCAGCGAGCGCGCGGCCCCTGCGAAAATGCGTCCGCTGTCGGCGGCTTCAGGCACAGAAACGCCGAAGCGCCCCGCATCCTGAACGCCGATACGCGACCGATCGACTGGAATGCGGTCTGCCAAATTAACCTCCCTTGGGTGCCGGTGTCTTGTTGTTGCCGTAGAAGCTGGCCGCGCTCATCGCGGTGTTCACGAAGTCGACGACTGCACCAACCTTCTGCACATGCGCGTTGAACTTGCCCATGCGCGCACCGAACTCGGCGACCTGCACCTGGTCGGCCAGCGAGACGCGCTGCTGGGTGAGGTTAAGCCGGACATTCCGGACATCGCGCAGCCACGCATCCTGCTGGTCGGGATCGATCCCCTGAAAAAACGAGATGTGCTCGCCGATGCCCGACGCGCCGATCGCCGCCAGAGCGGAAGATCGAGCGCGGGCGAACTCCTCGGTGCGCGCGTTCTCCTGCTGCAGCGCCTGGATCTCGATGCTCCGGCGCTGCTCGTCGGCCTGCTTGGCCTGCACCCGGAACTGGTATGCGGCGTTCGCAGCGTTGGCGTTGGCACTCTTGATGCTCGCATCCATGCCGACGGCGGCAGTGACGACGGTGGCGGCGGCGATGACGGCGGCGGTAATGCACATCAGACTTTGACCTTCTGCAGAGCGGAGAGCACGCGCGCCGGCAACGGCTCGGTTTGCGAGAGAACAGTGGTCGGCGTGCGGCTAAAACCAAGATGGGTAATCTCGCGCGCGCCGGTCACCGGAGTGATTGGCGCAGCCCGGTCCTCGTTGGCAAGCCGCGTCTCGACGCGTGTGCCGCCCACCGTGGTCGAATAGGTCTCGTCGAACAGCACCGTGGTCGACACGATGCGCTTGATCTGCCCGGTCCGCTTGCCATTGGGCAGCTCGACGATCGGCGGCAGCATCTCGACTTCGTAGAAGAAAGGATCGCCGGCCACCAAGGTCTTGACCGCCACCGTGAGCTCGAGCGCACCATCAGCCGGGATGTCGAACACGCCGTGATAGCCGAGCTCGGACCGGACGCCGACCGCGCGCCCGCGCACGCGGGGATCCAGCACCCAGCTGGTGATCGCAGTGTCGGCGACGTGCTTCACCTGTCCGTCCAAGCACCCCATGTCGTCGTCGGACACGCGGTAGAGCCGGTGCGCGCCGCGGACCTCGACGGCGAAATAGACATAGGGGCCCACCGCGCAGACCGATTCGATCGTGCCGGCACCCAGCGTCCAAAGCCCCCAGCCCGCGATGTTCTCGCTGCGCATGGAGTGGAACACCGAACAGGTGCCGTCCGCATTGGTGAGGAAGGCCAGCTGCTCGGAGCGATTGGTCGCCCCCTGGCTGACGGCCATCGTCGTCGGATGCCGGATCAGGTGGGTGGCGAGGGTCGAGACCGGGACCGAGCGGAAGGTGCGCTCGTTGGAGGCAAAGACGAACTCGCTGACGGACTTGCGGTTCTCCTGCACGAACAGGACGGCGCCATCGAACACCACCGGCTGGATGTTGGCGCTGCCGGTGCTGTCCTGGCCCTTGATCCGGGCATTGTTCGGAGTGATCGCCTCGCCTTCGCGGGTGATGAAGATGCTCTCGCGGGTCGCGGTGAGCACCGCCAGCTCGCCGTTCGACACGATGTGGAAGATCCGGCTGACATCCTCGGTACCGCTGGAAACCTGCACGCTGTCGCCATCGTAGCCCTTGCCCACGTCGAAGTTGAACGGGAGCAGGGACTTGGAGCCGAAGCACGCATCGGGCTGCGAGGGAGTGCCGGCGAGCCAAAGGCGCTGTTCATGGAAGCAGCACGCGCCGGGATAACCGCGGCGCGCGGAGATTGCGGGTTCGGTCCACGAACGGGTCTTGGTGCCAGCCGCCTCGAACTCGACATTGGCGCCGCCGCCATCCTCGCTGGTGACGGCCGCGGTCTTGGGAATCGGCGCGGTAGTGCTGTCGCCGTCGTGGTCATAATCGAAGCTGACCCCGGTGAGAGTGACCTGGTAGCGGATCTCGTCCAGCACCTTGACGACGTGCGCCCCGTCGATCTGATCGCCGGGGATGAAGCCGACCGAATTGCAGCCCGAAAGGGTAATGGTCGCGCCGGTCTCGAGACCGTGGAAGAAGTGCAGCACCTCGATGTCGACGGTCCCGGCCTTGGACTTGAGCGGGTCCAGGTCCAGCTTGCCGATCAGCCGGTCAATCACGGTCGCTTCGGCATTAAGCGCATCGGTCACGGCGGTGAACTCGATCTCGGTATCGAACACGCGCCACCGCTGGCCGATGACGCTGGCATCGAACAGGCTGGCGCTCGCCTCGACAGTGATGGTGCCGGTGCTCGCGCTCGGCTCGATCGAGAGGTTCGGCGCGTCGAACTTGAAATAGGGCTGGTAGATCCGCCCGCTGTCGATCGAGACATCGAACACCATGGGCTCGAGCACGAAGGTGGTGGCGCCGGTGCGCTTGAGCAGCTGGGGCGGGAACTCCTGGTGGCAGATCACCATGACATCGCCCGACTGCGAATAGGTCATCTCGAACGCGCGCGTCTCGTTCCACGGACAACCGACGATTGTCTGCAGAAGCCCGCCGCCAAGATCGTAAATCCCGACGGTGCCGGACGAAAAGGCGAGGACATATCGCTGGGTGTCGGAAAACTCGAACTCGGCCATGCGCGCGCGCGCCGGGAGCGATGCAAGATCGTAGGTGCCGCCGCGGCGCTCGAAGCCGCCAGTCGAGAGGCGCGCGGTGTTGCGCATCCGCTTGGCACCCTGCGCATAGGCGCGCAGGTCCGACCGGCCATGCAGGGTAGGATCGACCTCGCCGCTTTCCCAGCTGGTCTGTTCGGTGTTCAGGATCACGGGCGGCCCCCCGAATAGCGGGCCAAGCCACCGACTGGCAGCTTGCGCGCGGTGCGCCCTTGCGCGTCGATCGACTTGGCCTGGGCGAATTCGCGAATGAACTTGCCGCCGTAGAAGCTGGCCTTCTGCGTGTCCTCGGCCACCGGAATAGCGAACGCTGCAGCGAGCGAGGTGCGCACCAGCCCTGCGAAATATGCCGGCCAGTGTTCCTCCCCGGAGCGGTAGGTGTAATCCATCACGACGACATCATCGACGCGGGCATCGCAAAGGATCCGGTTCTCGTAGCGATCGAACTTGATCGGATGATCGTCGACGAACACACCGTGCACGACTTCGGCATCGCTCGGCACCCGATAGGCGGCTTCCCAGCGCGAGCGCGGCACGGCCTCCTCGCGCGAAAGCTGGAACTGGCCGCTCATGCAGCGCCAGCGATACTTCGAGACGATGTCCAGCACGGTCGGTTCGTAGAGCTCGCCGGCGATGATCTCTTCGGCGCTGTTCCCGTTGAACCCGGAAATGGGCGAGGCACCGACCATGACCATCGCCTGGCTCGCCAGCTGGTATTTCGTCACGCTCACCGAACTCTCCTACGAAAAAGGGGAGGGGAACCATCCCCTCCCCTCCGGTAATTGGTATTGCGCGCCGACGCTATCAGGTGCCGTTGACCACCGTGACCGGGACGACGCCGCGAACCGAGCTGACCATCAACACATCGACCGCGGTGAAGTTGGCGCACTTGGCGACGATGATGTCGCCCTTGTTGAACTCGGGTGCGGCCTCGTTGAAGTAGCCCGACGCGATAACCGTGACGACGGCATCGGCGCCGGCTTCATAGTTGAAGGTCTTTTGCTTGCCGCCCGAGACCCGTTCGAGATTTGCGTGAACGAAAGCCATGATCGTGTAGTCCTCTTGTTGCTAAAGCGTGAGCGATAGCCTGGATTAACGGAGCGCGTCGACCATCTGCACGCCCTGCGCGTCGATCGTGACCGCGCCCTGCGACATCGAATAGACGATGAGCCACGCCTGTTCCTTGCCCTGCCAGGTGACATCGCTCGAAATTTCGGCGCCGACCGCAACGCCGACCGCGTTCTTGTGATAGGCCATGTTGCGCGCTTCGGTCGCACCGCCTGCACCATTGGCGAGACCCGAGAACGGGAAGAACATGAAGCCCATCCACGCCTTCGCGATCATGCCACCCTGGTAGGGAAGCTTGTCGTGCCCGATGAAATCGGAGCTCGAGAAGGCGGTGATGCCGAGCAGGTCGGTCCAGTTTTCCGGCGCGACAGCGAAGAACCGCTGGCCGTCGTCGGGAATCTCGAGAGTGCCGAACCGCTCATAGACGGTGTTGACCTTGGTCTGCGTCAGGCCGGTGCCACCAGCGGCGATCAGCGCGTTGGCGGTTTCGTCCTTCATCGCGTCGACGATCAGCTCGTCGGCCTTGCGGCCGAGCGCGGCGGCGCCGTTCTCCGAGACGACCTTGCGCTCGTCGATGTTGGTCTTGAGCTCGTCCAGCTTGTCGACGAAGTCGCCGGCATACCAGTCCTCGAGCGTCACCTTCACCGGAGTGTGGCTGATGTTCATGAGCGGCACCTGGCCGTGGCGCGACTTCTTGCCCGCCGAGCCCTTGCCGGCGCGCTGGAAGGTCGTGTCCTTGCCCTTCACGCCGGTCTTGCGACGCACGGTGTTGGAAAGCTTCGACCCCATGCGCTGGTAATCGAGCTTCACCTCTTCCTCGAACTGGCTGATGAAGGCTGCGTCGATGGACATTCGCTTTTCCCGTCTCGGTTGTGTTGCCGTTGACGGGCTTATTGGCCGAGAAGCGGTTAGCCTCTCAATGCACAGACCTAATCGTGGAGATTGATGCTCACCAGCGAGCCGGTCCGGTGCATCCCGCGCTTCACGAAGAAGCGTTCGGCGGCGTCCTGGTTGATGCCTGTTCGGATGCCAATGTCGAGGCGCTTCACGCCTTTGCGCTCGGCCCAGTCCATGATGTGATCGAGCAGGAGAAGGGACGCGCGCGAGCCCCTGCGTTCGGGCATGACGTAGAAGGCAAAATCGCCCGCGACCTTGTCGTAGCTGAAGAAATCGGGAAGCGCGAAGATCAGCGCGGCCCCGCAAATCCCCTCGCGATCGACCGCCACGCAAGGGAGCCAGTCATGGTCCTCCAGCGCGACGGTGATCAGGTGCCGAACCTTGCCGTCGTTGAATGACAACCGGGAATGGATCGGGCTTTCACGGTGGAACCGGCGCGCGATGGCAACGATGTCGTCGACATCCTCCAACATCGCGCGCCGGACGTAGATGCTCACGCCTTGGTCTTGGCCGCTGCTTCGGCCGCGAAGAACGCCTCGACTTCCTTCACCACCGCGGGGTCGCGCTGCTCGGGCGTGCCGCGGTATGCGTCGGACTGCATCAGCTTGCGGATCTCGTCCTTCGTCTTCGCCGGTTTCGGCGCTGGCGGGTCACCGCGCGGCGGGATCTTGGCCTTGGAGTTCATCAACTCTTCGAGCCCGGCGACAGCGTCCGCGTTCGTCGCCATCGCGCGCAGCGCATTGGCCTTTTCGGGTGGCAGGGAAGAGTCCAGCCATGTGCCAAGCGCCTTCAGCCGCTGATCGGCGTTCGATCCGAGCAATTTCTTCTGCTCGGCCTCGTATTCCTCGGCCCGGGCGCTCTCGCCCTCGACATAATCCTTGATCGTGGCCTCGAAAGCGGCCTGGCCCATGCCGTTTGCGTGCGCGTTCTTGCGCAGCGCGGCGAAAAGCGGGCTGGCACCGGCCTTTTCGGCGTCGAAACCCTCGATTTCGGGCAGCTTGTAGGCTTCCGCGCTCGCCGGCACGTCCGCCTGCGGCTCGGGACGGGATTTGAGCGCCTCGAGCGCGTCCTGGTTGAAGCCGTTGTCGCCCCAAAACTCCTCGGGGAGCCATTCCGGGCGCTCGGTGCCGCTGGACGCAGGCGGATCGCCGCTATTCTGCTTCGGGTCGGGCGGCGTCTGCGCGTTTGGGTCGGCTGGCGGGTCTCCGGCCGGGATCAGGTCTGCCATTGGGTGGGTTCCTTCCAAGTTCGGCGCGCTGGTCGGCAATGCCGACGATCCAACGCGCCCCTTCGCGATGATGAAGCGCAGTCGAGCTGACTTCCGGACCGTGAATGGAGTTCACCGAGATCGAACGCAAGTAACCAAAGCACAGCGCGCCATCGGGGGTGTTCAGGAGGCGGGCGAACGCCTCATTGAGCCGACCCTCGCCATCAGGCGACTGCTGGGTCGGCAGCTCCACCGTTGGCCGTTGCGTTTTGTCCACCACTCAGCTGCTCCGAAATCTGCTGGATCATCGTGCGCTGGTCGTCCTTGGAACGCAAGATGCCTGCCGGCACATGGTAAAGGTCGGCCAGCTTGTGACTGGTCTCGGCAATGTCGGTGACGACGTTGAGCGATTCGGGACCGTAGAGCCCAGCCATCGTCGACAGGTATTGCGTGATGCGCTCGATGTCCTCGTAGTTCTGCGACATCGCCAGCGTCGAAGTCGAGACCAGCTTGATCTCCTTCCCGTCGATCGCGGGCATGGCGATCAGGCGGCGATCCTTGAGGATCCGGACGCAGCGCGCGATCACCGGCATCACGAGTTCGATGATGAGACGGGCGAACGGCGAACCGATAGCGCGGGAGAGCTCGGCCATGCGGTGCGAGGCTTCGGTGGCGGACATCGGCGTGCCGCTGGTCGCGCCCAGCTGCTCGGTGAACAGCGCCTTCCGGATCGAGAGGCGGGCGTTGTCGAGAACGAACGCGGCTATGTCGAACCGCCCAGCGGGCGCCACGTTCTGCAGCGGCTGGGATCCAGGAGCGCGCGGTACGAGGGTGCCGGGGTCGAGGCGGACGGTGTCGGTGTTGATGACCCCGTCGTCCTCCACGCTCCAGATCCCGCCGAGCGCGATGTCGGTGTGATCCAGGAGCGCGCGCTCCGCGAAGTTGACCTTGCGCATCGACGGCAGCGCATTGAACAGCGGCCCGCGG